TTCTTCCCCTTCAGGTGCAGGAAGGAAACGGATAACTGCATAACCGTTGCCGGTCTTATCCATTTCAGGTTTCCAGAGACGGTCATCTCCACCGCCACTGGTATTGTTCATCTTCTCAACTTCTTTGACCAGTTTGGAGGTCAGGGAACCAAGAGAGGATTGCTTTTTAAGATTTGCGAAAGACATAGGATTAGTTAGATTTGTACGGATTTGGCTTGTGTGTACCTCGGTATTCTACACGTCTGAACCGTCTTCGTCAATCTTTTCCTTCATTACGTCCAGCATTTTGGACATGTTGTTAAAGATTGTCTGCATGTCAACGTTGGGTGGCATACCCATCATCTTAGCAGAGTCAACGATTCTTTCTTTCATCATCTTTGCTTCAGGGTCATCAGATAAACTCAACCTAGTATAAAGAACCTTCTGTTTATCCAAAAGTTTCTCTAGCATAGCAACATGAAAAAGTTTTTCCTGCCTATCCATCGAAGGAAACTTGAAGACATTGCGATAAACATCTTCCTGCAACTCACTGATCTCCGTCATTTCTGCACGGACTACATCGGAATCGAAAAAACTCATTTACCTAATACAACCTGTTTAAGAATTTTTTTATAACGAGATACCTCAATATTTAGAAAAGGAGAATACTTTTTCATTCTCATACTGACGGTTTCCCACACTGGATCTTGTAGTTTTTTGTCAAACTCTTGTCGATATTCAAGAATTTTATCCAAGATTACCATAGTTTCAATTGATATATCTCCACCCAAATACTTTCTTAGGACGATTGGGTGTCCGTCTTTCCTTGCAAATATAGAATCTAAATCATGGTTTGCAAGGATAGATTCTATTTCTTCTTTGAAGATGTATGAGAGTGATTGATTCCTTTTTTTCCAAGCCACATATCTACCTTCACCTTCGCGTATCATTTCTCCTATCCAAAGCTTACTTGGATCAGTGCAGGTGATAAAGTTAGATATGAAGAACTCGATTACTTCTTGGTCTGACTTATTTCTTGCCAGTTTCTCGAACCAGAAGCGATCTTTTCGTTTATAAAAAGACTGAACAGTAGCACGACTTTTACCACAGTACTTATGGTAGTCATACTTTTCTTTCGTGAAGTGATTCTTCAGCGAGAGATATTGTTTGTAGGCATCAAACGGCATCATCAAAAAAGTAATATATGGATTTTTTGCCGGGAAATTTTTTTACCCTAAAATGAAATCAAAGAGGCAATTTTGCACGGGAACTTCTCTTCAAGAAGTTGAGTTCCATTGCTTCATACTTAATCTTCTCTTTCAATGGTTTAGAGATCAGTTTTGGAACTGACTCTAAATCAATACTATTCTTTTCACAGAAGTGAATGATAGCGTCAATATAACTCATGCCTGAGTTTTGTATTACAAGAGACTCAATCTCTTGTGCGAAGCGAGAAGGGCAAAAGAATTTACTTTCTAATACTTTTTCTAGTTCATTCTCCATTCTCTGTCCTAAGATTGTGAGATACAAATTCCTTAATATACCGAACTAATAACTTAATATAGTCCCCTTTGTTCCTTTTGTCAAATACTTTGACCTCACCACCAGGAGTAACCATAATAGTGATAAGTTTTTTGACGGGGATACCAGTCAATTCATAGTAAGCAGTAGCGTAGAACATTTCTTGAACGAAATAATTCTCCAACCACTTTTCTGGTTTGATCTTTTCAGATGTTTTGAAATCGATGACTGCGAGCTCTCCTTCGTACTCGGCAATACAGTCAACTCTACCCGCAAGTCCAAGATACTCTGAGTACAGAGTCCTTTCTATAGCGTGTACATTATTTATCTTGTCCAGATATGGCTTGGCATGATGAAACATGAACTTTGTCAGGGGTTTGAAATCATCCCAGTTGATTTCTTTATTCAACATGTAAAGTTCAGTTGCCGCATGGAAGTCTGTACCACGGGAAGTTGCCTTCTTGGTGATACGATTTGCTTCCTCTATACCAACTCGCTTACGCCAGTCAGCAAAGATCTGTCGATTATAGAAAGAAGTTACAGATGTAATAGAAGGCACCCATTCTCCACTTGGAAGATTGTAGAGACGGATGCCATTTGTTTCTTTCTTGTTTAGTTCAAGATCACCGAGATAATTACAATGCTCAAAAATCATAAATTCAATTCCATCTTAGCAAGTAGGTATTCTTTCACCAGTCCAGAGCGAACGATATCTTCAACTCCAAACTCAATAACATCAACCGAAGGCATGATACGCAAGATCTTCATGAAGTCTGCAATACCATTACGTTCTCTATCCTTCAGAAGGTCGGATTGAGTAGCATCTCCACAGAACATAATCTTGGAGTCTTGTCCAATCCTCGTAATAATACTATCAAGTTCATGATAGTTGAGGTTCTGGAATTCGTCAACAATAACGATTGCATTATCGAGAGTGGTTCCACGAATGAAAGATGTGGACCAGAAGGAAACTGTACCCTGTGCTTTGAGATTGCCATACAACATCTCAAAATCAGAATCAGTGGGCATCTCGAACATGTACTTGACCATGTTCTTGTAAGGGATCTGATAAAGAGAAGACTTATCCTCATGGTCTCCTGGCAGGAAACCGATCTCTCTGGTCGCTACAAGAGACCTGACGATGTAGATCTTTTCGTAAGGTGACTTCTCATCTAGAACATCCCTAAGGGCATTGTAGAGCGTAATGAAAGTCTTTCCAGTACCAGCACATCCATATGCGACAAGGTTCTGATCATTTTTATAGCATCGGAAGAGTTCTTCCTGATTTTCTGTCAGGGGTTCGATCTTCCTCATAAGATCGAGATTGATTGGTTTCTTTCTTTTCATTTGTCTATTAGACATTCCAAATGGAACTGGAGTTTGAGTCTTTCTTTTTGCGGGCATAGAGGAGAAAAAATCAGAGTGGTTTGACGCGGGATCCTGGTGCTTTTGATGCTTTTGTTAAAACTTCATTCCAACCAGGATGCTTGTTAGTGAGTTTGTTCTGCCAGTCGCCTACTTCTCCGACGGCTGCACAACCTTTACTCCAGTCTTTGTCCCACTCAGGATTCTCTTCTCTCCATTTCGTATATTCGACCACAGACATACTGAGTTCTTGCGTCTCTCCAGTATCCCTATGAACAACAGGGTAAGTTGGCATACTTTTTAATTCAATCTAGTAATATTTATTAAATCCATTCCATTGCTTCCGCAACGGCAGGGAACTGTTCGCAGAAGATTTCTTTTGCACCCAGAGCAATGTCCATGTGCTCCTTCTGTGTACCGTTTGCAGAACGCAAATCAATATAATGAATCCATGACCTTACAGAACCGGTCATATAGATTTTTGTGGGACAGGCGAGTGGAAGCACAAACCGAGCACACTCCTTTGCGATCGATGCATCAAGCATTTCTTTGTAGAGTTTCATTCCCTCTTCAAAGTGTCGCTGCATTTTGATCTGGAACTCCTGGCGGACAAACGGATCAATATCATCAATAGAATTCTGACGATTCTTGGTGTCTTGACGGCGTAGTTCAGGTAGAGGGATCGTCTCCGCGAGTAGGGAAGAATCAGCATAACGTTGCGAAAATTCTTGATATGTGAACGAACGATGTCGAAGCACTTGAGCTGCGATACCCCTGGTAGTGTTGATCTCCAGAGTCATGTATGCCTGCTCAAAGATACTCCAATGCTGGTGCTTCACACAATACTTCAACAGACCAGAGAACTTCTCATTCTCTTGGTTATTTGGATTTGACACACGGGCACAATACGCCATGTGTTTTTCGGCGTCAGGTGTGACGCTAATCAGTTTAGTCGGGGTATCCATCATCGTCATTAAATACTTCGTCGTAATCTAGAACAGGGTAGTGATCATCAAAGTTCTCTGCTTTGTATGCATCCACATCAGAGTATACCTCAGACTCCAACGCTTCGACAAGGAGTTTGAGATTCCTTACTATGAGTTTTAGTTTATCTCTTTCCATAAAAAATGGGAGGTTTCCCTCCCATCATAACACTATTCAATTAGTTTGACAATCACTTGTTATAAGTGTGTCCACGATAGCAGAAAGTACCATGTACTTCGTCAGTTCCTTGCTGACACTCATAGCGTACACCACGATAGGTGGTCATAGCAATCTGAGCATCGTGAAGTGCTGCTGCTTTTTCAATTTGCTTTTTGATCAGTGCGAGTGTGTTCATTTGTCGTTACCTGAAATACTAGGGTGAATTTAATCTCCCGTTCCTTCAGTCGTTTGCGTCCCAATACCACTCACATTCTGGTGCTGATTCCCTTACGGTCTCGACCAGCTCAAGTTTCAATGCATCATCGATGTGTTTGTTTGCCTGAATCCTCAGCACGATAGCATCGGTTTGTTGGCAACTGAGTGTAGTGTAAAGTAGAAATTCTACCATGGGATGAACGCTCCGTTCCGCGACTTACTTGCGTCCCGCCCAAGAGCGGGATGAACGTAGGTCTATTATAGACCTTGTATACTATATAGTCAAGTAGTTTTGTATAATGTGATACAGTTTATTTCAGGCAAGCATTCCTTTATCATTCATGTAGTTGAGAGTCTCTTTTAGAGTGCCTCTGAACATACCGATAGAAATCATAGGATACTCTACCTCATCACCAAACTCATCTCTGAATTGTTTCTCAGTGAAATGCTTGTCAAGTTTATATACAACAACTTCGTCAAGGTGAACTGCTTTCAAGAGAGATGATGCTCTCTCACACTCTTGATTACCGTTAGAATAAATTGATACTTGTGTCACTCTTTCTCTTCCTCGTATTCAATTACAACTCGTTTGTACCTTCTACCATTACTGTCCACGCAAGTGATATGTCTCAACGTAGCGTTTAACTCATCTGCAACTTCGTGCAGTGTCCACCATGGAACTTGCTTATCAGTCACGTTGCCTCCAATCGTCAGGTTTATCTTGCTTAAACCAATCTACAATTTCATCTGCGGAACCGAACCCCGTTTTGTAATTAGATGGGTCGGGGTCACCCAATCCCATCTTATTCATAAAATCATCCATACTGCCCTCCTGGATGTCCTGAGCAGCACAGCGACGGGCCTTATTTAACCAATCTCGGGCAGTTGTGTGTCTCTTGGCGAGTTTCTCTGCCCAGATCATATCTTCTAGGGGAACCTCTTCTTTGTTCACAATACATCTACAAATGGACTCTAGTCTGAGTCTGTATTGAGTGGAGAGCATATTATTCTTCTGAGAGATAGTGTTCTAGTTGGTTGATTCGTTGAAACTCGGCATAGGCAGTCTCTGACCTAACATGCAGAATGTCACGAATGTCATCCATGATAAAGGTTGGATCAACGTAATCGTCCAGATACTTGTCGATTGCTTCCTTTAGATAACGATATCTGTGCCACTCAGGTGAGTATGGTTTATACATGATAATGGTAATACATGCTAACGATCATAATGCTATTTAATCAAGTTGTCAACTACTCGATTGCTTCTGAATCAATTCCATATTCATCAATTAGTTTGTCTATCTGAGTTTCTTTTCCAGATAGTTTTTCCAATTCAAATAGAGATGACTTCTGATACTTTTTCAGTTTCTTATACTCTTTGATAATCTTCTGAACTTGCTTTCCATTGATATTGAGGGTGAACTCTTTATCCTTTCCAGGTTGAGCAAACCCTTTGAAACCTTCACTCATTTTCTTTTCTTATCTTTCTTTGGTTTATTGCCCCACAGTTTAGGATTTACTGTGCCATATCCAAAGTCAATCCTCTGGACAGCACCCTTACCATACTTATCATAGTACATGTCAAAAAGTTTTGATGTCTTGGAGCACCTAGTCAAATCAACGTGCTCTACACCATCAACAATGTACCAGATAAGTCTGGCATCATTTGGAAGTGACTTGTCGTTTGCTGCTTCAAGTGTAGTCTTTTCCTGAAGGATTTGGCAACCGTAATCAGAAGGATTTACATCATTAATTTCTGATCCGAAACTTGCCATCTCTTCTTTTTCCTGTTGATCTACAGCAACACTCATGAGCGACCACCCCAATTGATATCGGGATATGCGTCTTTTACTACATCATATGTTATTTTATATTTAGTCTGAAGTTGTTTATCTTTAACTAGACATAAAATTTGTGCCTCTTCAGGATGCAATCCCTCAAGCATTTGGATGAACATTGTCTCTCTGCGAAGAGAAGACAACCCATCATTACCACCCTTCACAAAATTAAAGAGATGCTTATACTCTTTACGAAGAGAAGTGTGGTCAGTTCCGACAGGAACTTCATTGGGTTTGTAAGGAACTTCTCCAGCAGGAACTACAGAGATTACTGTATCATCAAAGTTCCAGATGAAGAGAGACTTAAGAGCATCATTAGCATACTCTTGCAGGATCTCTACCTTCTTTGCTTTACTTCTTTGCTTGCTAGCAAGTTCAAGAATCTCATGAACAAAAGGATTGGGCGGCAACACTGGTGCCGCCTTTACTGAAGCACTTTTACTAGTCTTCTTCTTCGTCGTCGAACTCGTCATAACTGTTTTCAAATCGTACTGCTAAAATTTCGTCAGGTAACACATTCCCGTTTTCATCAAACATCTCTGGATGAGTGTAAACAGGTTGGGTTTGGTAAATGTGCTCTTTTGCAAGCCATCCTACCACACCTCCTACGAAAAAGAACATTATAGACACTAATGTTCCTATGGTCAACGTTACTGCTAACATCTTTTTGTCCTCCAGAGACTATTTCTTTCTGATGTCTAGGTAGAAGTTCAGATGAAATACTATCTCTCTTCGGAAGATAGATACCATCTTGCCAAACTTTACCTGAAAAGTTTTGGGCGGGTCTGGTTTCCTCCTCCTATTTCGTAATAATAATTCAACCCCACGATTTATGTGGGTATCCTCATTATTTAGTTTGCTTTTTCCTGCGTCCAGGTCTCCTGTCATAACTGTACCTCTTTGCATCATCCAAAATACATTGAAGGTAGTTCTTTATCTTTCTTGCTTGAGGTTTTGGAATATGTCCATAACCCTCACGCAACTGCTTATGCATACTATCACTACCACCTTCAATGTATTGTTCCAAATCTAACATTATGTCAGTGATTTGATCTGAAGTAGTGCTTTGAATAAACACATCAACATCTTGTTTTTTAATCTTACTTGCCTTCAAGTAATCATAGAATTTTAAATTCATCTGTCCCTCAAAGGCATTATCAATAGCATGTTCAATAAGATCATAAATGTCGATGAGGTTCTGTTCCATTAGACTAACTTGTTTTCTCGCAAATACTTTACAGTTTCGGTACATCCACCAATAATTTCATCATCTTTGATCACTCTTGGAAAGGTAGAACCTTGTCCAAACTTTTCATAAAACTCCTCACGGGTGAAGTCCCTGTTAAGTTTATATATCATATGTTTGATTTCTGCAAGCTCTAATACTTGCTGAACCTTTGTGCAATATGGACAACCGTCCCTAGAATATACTGTAAATACCATCGGTTTTTTAATATCTTTCAAGTAAAATAAGTTAGGCCAAGTATCTTGAATGATCTCAGCCAGTTTATAAGGGGTGTTCTCGTCAATCACTCTTTACCGATGCCCAGTCTTGATCGAAAATCTCAAGACCTTTATCGGTAAGGATATGGTCGTACATTTGGTCAAACACTTTAGGTGGCATGGTGCAGATTTGAGCACCATTATACCATGAACGAACTGCTCTCTGCACACTACGAATTGAAGCAGCAAGAACCTGAGTCCTGACTCCATGAATACGATACAGTTCAGAGATGGATCGTACAACCTCCAGACCTGCTACTGACTGGTCGTCTAAACGTCCTACAAAGGGAGAGACGTAAGTTGCCCCTGCCTTCGCTGCTAGAACTGCCTGAGAGGCACAGAAGATCAGTGTGACATTAGTCCGAATATTATCATTAGAAAGTGCTTTACAAACTTGCAAACCCTCCCTAGTCATAGGAAGTTTGATGGTTGCAACATCACCAAACTTTTCAGCAAGGCGATATCCTTCAGCATACATTTCCTCAAAGTTACCAACAACTTCCATGCTGATATCTTTGATACCGATATCTTTGATTTGTTGATAAACATCTTCTGGATTCTTTCCACTCTTCATGATAAGAGTGGGATTAGTGGTGACACCATCCACTAGTCCAGTGTCAAAGTATTTTTCAATCAGTAATGTATCAGCGGTGTCAAGAAAGATTTTCATGTAATTGTGAGTGTACTTCATTCAACGTGTACCGTTCCAATCATACCAGCACCCTTGTGAGGACCACACCAGTAAGTATAGTCACCTGATTCAGGGAAGGTAACATCAAACTCTTCACCAGGAAGCATTGCAAGTGCCTCATGTCCGAGTTCTGGATGATCTTCAACGATAACGTTATGTGGAGGTAGCATGTTGTTCACAAAGTGAACTGATTCTCCTGCGGATATTGTAACCTCTGCGGGATCAAAAATCAAGTTTCCGTTTGATCCCATTTGAACGTCCACTGCCCATGCTGGAGCAGCAAGAAAAAGTGTAGCTAAGAACGTGAAGATAAACTTCATTTAAGTTTATGCAACTTTTTTATATAGCATAAAAAAGACTCTCCGAAGAGAGTCTCTGTCAGGATATCAAAGTGCATTACCTCGCGGCAATACTTCCTCTGGGAACACAAAGTTTTCATGTGGTTGATCGACTGGTGCCAACCAAGCACGAAGACCTTCATTCAAAAGAATGTTCTTTGTGTAGAACGTCTCAAACTCAGGATCTTCTGCTGCACGAATCTCCTGAGATACAAAATCGTAAGCACGGAGATTGAGAGCGAGTCCAATAATCCCGATAGAAGATGTCCAGAGACCCATGACAGGAACGAAAAGCATAAAGAAATGCAACCAACGCTTATTCGAGAAAGCGATACCGAAAATCTGCGACCAAAATCTGTTCGCAGTAACCATCGAATACGTTTCCTCTTCTTGCGTAGAATCGAATGCCTTGAAAGTATTTGCCTGCTCACCATCTTCATACAGAGTATTCTCTACAGTAACACCGTGGATTGCAGAAAGCAATGCTCCTCCGAGGATACCTGCTACACCCATCATATGGAACGGGTTGAGCGTCCAGTTGTGGAAGCCCTGTAGGAATAGGAGGAAGCGGAAAATCGCTGCAACGCCAAACGACGGCGCAAAGAACCAACTGGACTGTCCGAGAGGATAGATGAGAAAAACAGACACAAAGACAGCAATCGGACCAGAAAAAGCAATCGCATTGTA